TCGTCAGGCAGTTCCAGCCAAGTCGAGGCGGCTTTTTCTTCTTCAGTGAGGATCAGTTCAGCCATCGGTAGTTCCTTTCTCCCAGGCGATCCTGGACAGAACCGCTCTAGGCGGCCTTCTTGAGTGAGAGAGAAACCTTCGGTCCCTTGCCTCCGACCAGGAAGGCCGGCGAAGCATTGCGAAGGTCGGAGTCAACTAGGTGGTCGATGTAGCGCATGGTTGTTGCGATGCTGGCGTGACCGAGGAGTTTCATCACGAAGACGGCATTCCGGCTGTGCATGAAGGTTGCGGCGGCGAAGGTGTGTCGAAGAGCATGGGGTGAGACTCGTTTTCGGATGCCTGCTGCTTCAGCCAGGGCCTTCACGATCCGGCTGGCCGATTTCGTGGTCAGCCTCCAGCTTTCACGGCTTCCCATGGCCCGGTCTTCACTGAGGAACAAGGGGCCCTTGTCGGTAGGCTTGCGGCCCGTCTCATCCAGGTAGGCGTCTACGGCCTTCCGGACTTCCTTCCTCACGGGGACCATGCGGTCCTTCCCGCCCTTGCCCTGGCGGACGTGGATCACGGAGCCCATGCCATCGAAGCGGATATCCTGCACGTCGAGGTTGACCAGCTCGGCCACGCGAACACCTGATCCAAGAGCCACGACCAGGAGCGCATAGTCCCGCCTGCCCTGCAGCTTCGCTGCGGCCAGGTAGCGGGTGATCTCCTTGTCGCTGAGAATCTCGTGCGGGGTGATGACCTTCACCTTGGGGACAGGCAGCAGGTAATTGACCTGCACCATTTGAAGGTCATGCCCGCGAAGCGCCGCCCCCCAGCTAAGGAATGACCGGAGGGCGATCAGTGCTTGAGCCTTAGTGGCCATGCCGAACCGCATGGTGTTCATCAAATCGGCCTTGTAGTCCATAAGGTGTACGGGCTGGAGGTCGGACAGGCGCTCGATTGCCATCATGTCCACGGCAGCCAGGATGTGGCGCCGGTAGCCGCGAGCCGTCTTCTTGTTCGGGATCTGGCTCGTCAGAAAAGCCTCGATGACCTGGGGCATCAGTGAGTCGGGGTTCAGGGTAGGAACCCGGTCCAGAGTCAGCGCTGGCACCATCTCAAGGTTCTCTTCGCTTTGAGAAAAGAGACTCATGCGACCCTCCGCCGGCGCCGGATGGGCTCGCGGAAGTAGTAGTCCTCGGTCTTGGGGGAGCACTTCGGGTTGTGGTCCAGCGGGGTCAGCCCGAAGGCTTCGCAGTGGGCCTTGCTCTCCAGGCGCTCCAGGGTGTTGCACCAGGCCTGCAGGTCGGCCTGGAACTGGATCGCCTCGGGGCTGGTCGAGATGAAGGGTCGCGGGCACTCCGGGCGGCGGGAGCGGTGCAGGGCCAGGGCTTCGGCGGCGATCATGAGGCCACCTGCTCGAAGGGCAGAGGACGGTTCCCCAGATGCTCATTCAGTTCGCGCTCGTAGGCATCCAGGGCAGCTTGGTCCCCAGCGCTGAAAAGGTCCTGGATGGGGAGCAGAACTTCCTCGTCCCCCATCTCCCGGTGGAGCTGCTGCAGGCGCTTCATGAGGCGCAGGCGCTCGGCCATGCGCGCGGCGGATTCCTTGAAGGTGCTCACGCCACCCTCCGCTCTCTGAACTTGTTGACGGCCTGTTCCACTTCAACCAAGAACCGCCTGACTTCGGTTTCCAGCTCCTGGATGTATTTCTCGTCTCGTTCCACGCGGAAGGTGTAAAGGCGAAGGTTTGCGGGCATCAGCGGGCAGAAACTGGCGAAGTCCCACCACTGGCGGCCGGTAATCCAGAGGTTCCCTTGGATTTGGGCCTTGTGCTCAGAGGGATAGCCGCCGGCCTCGATGGTGTCGAGTTGGGTGGTGGGGATCACGCTCTTGATTTCCAGGCCACCGTCCAGACCCACTAGACCATCCGGAGAGGATCCCGCGAGGAGCGTATCGTGCATGGCGAATCCAATGGTGTCCACCAGGGTCATGGTGCGTACCACGTATTCTTCGCGACCATCGGGTTCCTGCTCGTTGCCCCGGACCATGTGGGCATTTTTGTAGGTCTCCATAGGGGCACCGATGAGGCGCTCTGCCACCATGCGGCGCATGTAGGCGGCCCGGGTCTTCCCCTGCCCCTTGGCCAAGATGCTGGAGAACTCGGAAGCCGTGGCCACACCGGCGCGCAGGGCCTTCCACTCGTCGGAGCCTTGAACTACGTCGAAGGTTCTCACTTCGCACCTCCGAGCTTGGCCTGACCCTTCAGGACGATCTGGCGGGCGGTCTTCGCCTGGATGATCTGGTCCCGGGCATCCTTGTCCTTTTCAGCTCTGGCGAAGGCGGAAGCGTAGGCTTCCAGAAGTGCTTCCAGATCCTTAGCCTCCTGAATGGCCTTGAGCATGACAAACAGATCCGCGTCACTGATCTCATCACCGGGGGCCATGTTGCTCGTGGCCCGGGCCTCGTCGTTCTCGCCGGTTTCGAGGTAGAGCACCTTCAAGATGGCGCTCTTGGTGGCGTAGGTGATCGCTTTCCCGGGTGCCTTGTCCCCGTAGTCATTTGCGTGGGCGGTAACCCTGACCTTCACCAGGTCGCTCGGGTCATCGCAATTGATGAAGGCCACCTCGAAAGTGCCTTCGTAGCGCCAGAGGGTGCTCCCCTTGGAGCTTTTGGCCCCGGTGTCCAGGGTGGTATCGCACACCACAGAAGGGATGGCCATCACGCCGAGCTCAATGAACCACTGGCGGGTTTCGGCCACCATGGCGTCATAGGTCACAGCCTTGTAGTTCTCGACTGACTTGTCCTTCTTGATGTAGCCGACCTTGGACCGGATCTGATTGAGTTTTTGAAAGATGTTCATGAGGTCTCCTTCATGCTTTCCCGCTCCAGGGCAAGCTCCAAGTGGTATTCGATTTCGTTGTCCAGGTCGTCCCCGCCACAGCCGGGGCATTCGCGGCTGTTGGTGTCGTAGAACTCCAGGCAGAAGGGGCAGAAGGCGGGGGTGTCCATGGTGTCCAACGCGTCTTGAATTTCTTCAGCAGTGCATGGGAGGCTGATCATGCGGTCCTCCGTCCGGTGCACAGGAAGCGAAGAGCAGCTGCGCCGGCATCACATTCGGCCTGGATTCGGGCACCCTCACGAGCCTCAAAGGCTTCGTCCTCTTCTCGTTTGTAGAGGCTGATCTGGTCCTCGATCTCGCCCTGGATTCTTTCAATCCGAGCCCATGCTGGAGATCCCATGACGGGTGACTGCGCGCAAATGTCGGCGATCTCTTGGGACAGGGCCTTGATGGTGGCGATGCGGTCGGCGCTCATGAGGCACTCGCAAGGGAGGCCAGGGCCTCGGCAGCTTCCGCGGCGCCCTGGAGGATCCCAATGGCGATGGCGGAGAGGATGAGGAGCAGGACCACGGTGTTGGCGGTTCGGTTCTTCATCGCGCATACCTCGCAGCCCGTTCCTGGCTGATCTGTTCGGCGCGGGCCCGGGCCTGGGCGTAGAGCTGGCTGTCTTCGAAGAGGGTCACGTGGCCCTTGTCGAAGTAGTCGGTGTAGATGTCGGTCTCGTTCTTCCAGCCCTCGGGGATGACTTTGCCCAGCAGGTGGTCATAGTCCTTGGCGTAGAGGGTCACGCAGGGGCGGCCATCGCAGCGGTTGTCCAGGCTGTAGTGGACGCGGGCTTTGATCGCCCCGTTGGTGACGTGGTGCTTGTTGAACTTGATGCCCATGTGTCGCTCCATGGAGTGGGGTTGTGGGGTGACTTCCTAAATACATACTATGTTTCAGGAAAACATATGTCAACCCATCCCGAGCGATTTTTCTTTGGGCATGAAAAAGCCCCTCGGGTGAGGGGCTTGACTGGCCTCGACAATTTTGGTGCGGTTAATTATTGTTTTTTATTGGTATGGATTTCTTCAAGTTTGAACTTTTCTTCTGCTTTCTTTCTCTCAATGTAAAGGCCGATCAAGGATTCTTTTGGGATTGTTGTGCGTAATATAACAAAAGTATTCAATATAATATAAAAAAACACTAATAACATCGGCCACCAATTATTAGAATTATAATATGAGCTATTAGACATTCTAATGGCTTCTGCGGCCATCAATATAAACGCTATTATATTAGATATTATTGCCACGATTCTCATGCCACTTCCTCCTGAAGAATGCTGAGCCTGATCCTTGCAATGAAGGCTGCCAACTGGCGCTCTGGACAATCTATGAATGGGATGTCCTCAAAATGCTTGGACAGGGCCGCAATGAAGGCATCTTCGCAGGCATTGCGGTACTGGCGGATGGCCTTGTCCGGGATCAAAGCTCGGACGGCCCAGCGTGACGCCTGGCTTTCCTGGCGATCACGGCTCCACTTGCTGACATAGCCGCCATGGAGCACCAGGTGCCCCAGCTCATGTGCCATCAACCATGCCATCCGTAAAGGACCAACATTGATAGGAAGGACGATGACCGCTGGCTCGCCCGCCGCCGCATCGGCAGCGAAATAAACGGCATCCTCCCCAACTTCGGCCCAGGTCACCTTGGCCCCCAGAGACTCAGCGAAGACGATCATGTCTTCGAGCTGGGGGTAGCGATTCCCAAACCAGGATGGGGTCATGTCCCAGTTATCCCCCGAATCACAGCCCGCCAGGCTTCGAGGGCATTTATCCTTTGTTCCGGCGTGAGCTTGTCTAGGTCGTTCCCCATTGCCCGTAGGTATGCGCGATTCTCAGGGGAGCCATCTCGATATTTCTCTTTGGGGATTCCCTGGGGCGGCTCGCCTCCTGGGTTGTCAATGAATTCTGTGACATCGCAATTCCAGTTCTGGGACATCCTGACCGCCAGATCCCAGTCCGGGCGCGTGTTCTTCCGGTAGAGAAGTGACCGAAGGTATTCGGTGCTGATACCCAGGCTCTCGGCAATTTGTTGGTGGGTGAGGTGCAGGGCATCCCCAACCTCCTTGACCTTCGCCTTCAAATTGTCTCGCTGAGGCCATCTATCCATGTCAACAGCCTCAACACTATGTTCCGCAAAGGAATAGTGTTTTTTGTTGCATAGTCTGTTTTCTGAATACATACTTGGACCATGCCCGATTTGCGCCCGCGGTTGACCAAGTCCATCACCCAGATCCAAAGGGAGGTCGAATGCGACTCCTACTCCTGGGTCTGGCGTGTGCTTGCCGGGAAGGAGCAGCCATCGGTGGCGCTGGCCAAGCGCCTTGAGGCAGCCACGGATGGCGCCATTCGCTGGACGGAGTTCTTTGCTGAGTCCGTGCATGAGGAGGCCTCCTAATGCCAGACAGCATCACTTTTTTCCAGCCGCCGCGAAACCCCTTCTCATTTGATATCAATCGAATCGTGCGGACGACTCTCGCCAAGGCCCAGGCCCGGGGCCTTCAGCAGAAGCAGATCGCCATCGAGCTCGATGTGCCGGACAGCGCCATCAGCCACTGGAAAAGCGACGAGTCGGAGACCTGCATCCCCGCCGACATGATCCCCATGTTCTGCGCCGTCACTGGCGACTACAGCATTCTCGACCACCTGCTGAAGGCCGCGGGATACCCCATCAACGAAACAGGCCCAGGAAGCGACTCCCGGGCCTGAACTGCAACCCGTTTTTAGGAGAAACGAGCATGACCAAGCTTAATCCAAACTGCCCCATCTGCCAAGGGATCGGTTGGTACCAGGCCCCGTACTACAGCGACTTCGGCCCCCGGGTCGAGATGTATCCCTGCCCCGAGTGCCACGACCTTCAGGCACCCACGAAGGCCGAAGGAATCCTGATGGCCGTAGGCTTCGCCGTCATCTTCATCGCCCTCCTGGTGTGGGGTGCCCGATGACTGCCCCAGCCCTGCAAGGAATCGCCAGTATCAACGTCCTGAAGGCCCTCAGCGCGGTTCAGGATGCCCACGGGTATCTGCTCGGGAATCCCACCGAGGGCGCCTCCAGGGCCATGGGAAGCCTCCGGGAGGCGGTCCAGGAACTCCAGAAGGAAATCCGGGACCCCGAGGTCAAGTCCCTTCGAGAGCTGTTCCGCAAGATCGGGGAGATGATCGGCAGCCCCAGCGGCTGGTGCCCGGGCGTCAACGATGAGGCCCTGCTCTTCCACCTGCGGCAACTGCTGGATGAGGGGGTGTCGAGTGAATAAGTTCGGCGCCAAGAAAACCAACGGCTACGACTCCAAGGCGGAGGCCAAGCGTGGGTTCGAGTTGGGCCTCGCGCTGCGTTCCGGGGTGATCCAGGACCTCCAGCAGCAGGTTCGCTTTGAACTGATCCCACCCCAGGAGGGTGAGCGCCCGGTCCACTACATCGCCGATTTCGTCTACCGGGACCTGAACGGCAAGCTGATCGCCGAAGACGTGAAGGGGGTCCGAACCCCTGAATACGTCATCAAGCGGAAGCTCATGCTCCAGGTCCATGGGATCCGGATCCGGGAGGTCGCATGAGCAGCCTCCGAGAGTATTCGCTCCGAACCTCTGCTATGGCCGTCCAGTTGGCCTCAGAGCACCACAAGGGCCAGAGCGACCCCATCGCCCGCGCCTGCATCGAGAAGGCGGTAGAGGCCCTCCTGGAGGCCAAGCGCCACCTCGCCAAGGGCCATCGGCAATTGAATGGTGATGATCCGATTAGCGGGGTGGCCTGATGCCCGCCCCCTGGTTCAAGCTCTACTCAAAGGAAATCCTGTCAGACCCCAAGGTCAAGCAGTTGGACCACGACCAACTCGGGAAGCTCGTGCTGCTGTGGGCTTTCGCCAATGAGGACGGCTGCTGCATCCCATCGGATCCGGTCGCAATTGGTAAGCTTCTCGGGGTCGCAAACAAAAACCAGATGGTTAAGCATTTGGTTTGGGTAACGAAGTTCTTTGCCCCCGTGGAGGGGGATGGAACTCGACTCGTCAGCCTCCGGTTGCTGGCCGAGCAGAACGCCTATGAGGCGAAGTGCCTGGTCCTCCGGAAGAACGGTGCCAAGGGTGGCCGCCCATCTAAACCAAAAGCTAAACCAGATGGTTTCGCAAATGGTGAACCAGATGTGAAACCAAACACCAAAGCAAACGAAACCGAAGAAGGAAGAAGGAAGAAAGAAAAAGCATTACCCCCTAAGCCCCCCAGGGGGGGCACTGGTCGCCGGAGCCGCCAGGAGATCCTTGAGCCCTTCGGGCCGGAGGTCGTCAGGGTCGTGAACACCCTGCTAGACGAGTGGCGCACGGAAGACCCGGAGGACGGCAGGCCCATCAAGGCCGGGCCAGAGGACACGGGGAAGGCCGTGGACGGCATCCTGAAAGCCCAGCCCCATGTGACCCCAGACATGCTGATTCAGGCAGGGCGTGAATACCTGGCCAGCACACGTCAGCGCTATAAGGCTCCGCAGTATTTCTTCGGCCCCCAGGGACCCTGGGATGGCTTTGTCAGGGCCCAGATGACCACGCGGGAGGTAGCTCATGCGAGCTGATTGGATCCCTGAACGCCTTCCCGAAGACCTCGACTCCGAGCGTTCCTTCCTCGCCACGGTATGCGCACCTGGTGCGGGCGCTGTGGGCGTTGAGGCTGTGGCCTTCCTGACCGATGAGGATTTCGTCTCCCCCCAGCACCGGGCGGTCTTCCGGGCGCTGAAGGTTCTCCATGCCGAAGGGACGGAAGTCAGCAGCCTTACCCTGCAGGACACCCTCCGACAAACAGGGGAGCTCGGGAAGGTGGGCGGCTTCCCTGGCCTATCCGAGGTTCTCATGGGTGAGGATGTGGAACGCCCGCAGGTTCTCGCGGACATCATTGCCCGGAAGGCCAAGCTCCGGAAGCTGGTCCACGCGGGCGCCGAGCTTACCCGCATGGCTGCCAACGAGGAGGACACCCCTGAGTCCCTGATCGCCGCGGCCTCGACCAAGCTGGCGGACCTCTCTACCACGAAGAAGGGCAAGGGTCTCCGGTTCACCCGGGATATCGGGAACGGGGCCATGGATCGCCTCAGCGCCACCCTGGAGGGCCGGGGACTGCCTGTGGTGACCACCGGGCTCCCCCGGCTCGACCGCATGCTCAAGGGCGGTTTCCGGCCCGGCCAGCTCGTGGTCTTGGCTGCCCGCCCAGGAATCGGGAAGTCCACCATGGCCCGCGGCTGGGGGAAGCGCTGCGCGGGGCTCCACGGTACGGCCGCACTTTTCAGCCTGGAAATGAGCTCTGATGAAATCTGGGAGTGCCTCGCCGGGAACATGGCCGGAATCGACAGCGAGCGCCTGGGCCTGGGTGAGCTCTCCCACACCGAATGGGCCCGGCTCCAGGCTGCCAAGGAAGACCTGGACGGGCTGGCCCTGCTGGTGGACGACCAGGCCGAGATCACGGTGGCCGAGATCCGCGGGAGGGTAGACCGCGCTGTGGCCAAGTTCGGCAAGATCTCCATGGTTCTTGTGGACTATCTCCAGTTGATCTCCAGCCCAAAGGGAGCCAGGGCCGAGAAGCAGAACGAGGCCAATCGGATCGCCGACATCAGTCGGGGCCTCAAACTCATGGCCAAAGACTGCGGTATCCCCGTGGTGATCCTCTCCCAGTTGAACCGGGAGATCGAGAAGGGCCAGGGGCGCCGGCCGCAGATGTCGGACCTTCGGGACTCGGGCGCCATCGAGCAGGATGCCGATGTGGTGATATTCATCCATCGCAAGGGCGAAGGGGAAGACGCCAGCTATGAGTTGGTTGTTCCCAAGGTGCGCGGGGGAAAGACAGGAACTATCCCCCTTGAGGCCGATCTGAGCACCTACACCTTCCGGGAAGCGGATCGGAGCACGGAACCTTTCATGGCTGCCTGCAATGCGGGGCTCACCCCCCGGCTTGGGAGGGCCAAATGAGCAAGGCCGGGAAGAACCACATGGATGCCGTCCGGGAGCTCGGCTGCATCGTCTGTAAGCGGGAGGGCCTGGGCTTCACCCCAGCCAGTGCCCACCACATCAACTGCCGGACCATGGGCCGAAAGGCCAGCGACTTCGAGACCATCCCACTCTGCCCCACCCACCACCAGACCGGGGGCATGGGGGTGGCTGTCCATGCGGGCAAGCGGACATGGGAAAGGATCTACGGGACCGAGGCGGAGCTGCTGGAGCACACACGGACCCTGCTTGAAATGCAGGAGGTGCGATGAAAAGGACTTACATTTGCACCCCGCCTCCCCATCCGGCCCGATCTTTGGCCATCCGTGCCATCCAGGAAGCCCCTGACGGCTACGCGGTCACCATCAGCGAGCCCAGCCGCACCCTGGAGCAGAACTCCGCCATGTGGCCCATCCTGGCCTGCTGGTCGAAGCAGAAGGAATGGCCCGTGAACGGGGTCATGACCAAGCTCTCCCCCGAGGAGTGGAAGATCATCCTGACCTCGGCCTTCAGGCGGGAAGCCCTCCGCATCGCCCAGGGCCTCGACGGCGGCATGGTCCTGCTGGGGGCCCGAACCCGGGACTTCGGCAAGAAGGAGTTCTCGGACTGGCTGGAGTTCCTCCACGCCGCCTCCGCCCAGCACGGCATCAACACCGAACCCGACCTCAAGAAAGGAACCGCCGCATGACCAAGATCGAAGAGCTCATTGAACGGGTGGCCACCGCCCAGATCCAGGTGACCCTCGCCGAGCGGGTGGAACGAACCGCCCGCGCTTCCGTGGAAGAGGCCATGGGGAACCTCAACAAGGCCCAGCATGCTCTCACCCAGGAGATCGAGAGCGCCGTTGACGTGCACCTGAAGGCCCGGGGAACCGAAGCGAGGTCCTTCCGTGGGTAGACCTCCCGCTCTCGATGACCGCCAGAAGGCGGAGATCGGCCGGCGCCTGGCAGCAGGTGAGTCCGGCAGGAAGCTCGCCAAGGAGTTCGGCGTCTCCGAGGGGACTATCCGCGCAAATATTTCTACGCACCCCGCAACAATTCGAGACGTTGCAAATAGGCTGGCTTCAGCGGAGTCCGACCTGAAGAGGCTCCCTGTTTCTGCGCAGGGGTCCGTGCGTAGTTTGGCGGATCAGCTCCAAGGGATATCCCACGGCCTTGCCGAGGTGGCTTCGAAGGGGGTTGAGACTGGGAAGATCCTCGCCGAGGCGGCCCACAAGAAGGCCAAGGCGCTGGGCGATGCCCCTTGTCCGGATGACCTGAGGATGGCCGTGGCCCTACAGGAAGGCGCCAACCGATCCGTCTCTACCGCGGTCGGCATGATGCAGGCGAACAAGGGGGTCATCCCCGATGACGGCGGCCTGGTGGTCGTGGAGACCGGGGTTCCCCATGGCTGAGAAGCGGATCAGTCTGGGCTACGTACCCAGGGCCTGGCAGGCGGAGTGCCACCGGCACCTGAACAAGGCTCGCTTCGTGGTCCTCGCCCTGCACCGCCGGGCCGGGAAGACCGAGCTGGCCATCATGGAGCTGCTGGACAACGCCCTACGCTGCCAGAAGGACCTGCCCCACTTCGCCTACATCGCACCCTTCCGGAACCAGGCCAAGGCCATCGCCTGGGACAGGCTGAAGCACTACGCCCACCTCGTGCCCGGGACCGAGATCAACGAGTCCGAGCTCTGGATCCGCTTCCGGCACAACAAGGCCAAGATCCAGGTCTTCGGGGCGGACAACGCCGATGCCATGCGCGGGCTCCGGTTCGATGGCGTGGTGATCGATGAGTTCGCCCAGATCAAACCCGAGGTCTGGCTGGAGATCATCCAGCCCGCCCTCTCCGACCGCCTGGGCTGGGCACTGTTTATCGGGACTCCCCACGGGATCAACCTATTCTCAGACCTGTTCTACCGGGCCAAGACCCTCCCGGACTGGTTCTCCACCCTCTACACGGTCTACGACACGGATGCCCTGGACCCGGATGAGGTGGCGCGCCTGAAGCGGGATATGCCGGATAATGAGTTCGCTCGAGAGTATCTGTGCGACTTCTCAGCCAGCGCCGAGGATCAGCTGATCAGCATCGGCATGGCTGAGTCCGCCGCTCAGCGCCACCTAAATCCTGAAGATGTGGCCAGGTCTCCCCGGATCCTGGGCGTTGATGTGGCCCGGTTTGGGGACGACAAGAGCGTCATCGTGAAGCGCCAGGGCCTGATCTGCTTTGAGCCCATCGTGGTCACCGGGGCGGACAACATGGCCTTCGCTGCCCGTGTCGCCCAGGAGATCCTGGACTGGCACCCGGACGCGACCTTCGTGGACGTGGGCCAGGGATCAGGGGTGATCGACCGCCTACGGCAGCTGGGCCACGTGATCACCGAGATCAACTTCGGCGGCCGGGCCACCAGTCCCGAGTACGTCAACAAGCGGACGGAGATGTGGTGGTCGGTGAAGGATTGGATCGAGAACGGCGGGGTGATCCCCAACCGGCAGGACCTGAAGCAGGACCTGGCCAGCCCGACCTACAGTTTCAACTCCAAGAACCAGATCTGCCTGGAGTCCAAGGACCAGATCAAGGCCCGCATCATGCGCAGCCCGGACGTGGCCGATGCCCTGGCCCTGACCTTCGCCTACCCCGTGGCGGCCGGCCTGGGGCACATCCACCCATCCCTGGGCGCCACCTCCCGGTCACTGATGGACTACGACCCCTATGAGACGGCCCAGGAGCGCGGGGCCAAGACCGTCATGGAATACGACATCTTCGGCGGGAGGGACTAATGAAGAACGACTGGCTCTCAATCAAAGAGGCGGCGCAGCTCATTGGCTACAGCCCGAACTACTTCCGGCGCACCTTCTGCCAGGGTGACCCACCGATCATCGAGACCCATGTTTTCAGCCACCGCCTGTTTATCAAAGTCGAGGTAATGCAGGCCTTCATCAATGCAAGCGCCCGGAGACCCGCCTCATGAGCATGGTCGAGATCATCAACCTCCAGAACGAGAACGCCACCCTGAAGGAGCAGCGCGCCCAGCTGCTCGGCGAGATCGACGTGCTGCGCCAGGCTCTCTCGGACTGGGCGGGCCCCGAGATCACCAGCTCCAAGCAGGTCAAGATCCGGGTCATGATCGCCGGGGCCCAGGGGCAGGCCTTCGCCGACGAGGACGTGAACCTGGAGATGGTCCTCCTGGCCAAGGACCAGTTGGGAGTGCTGGCTGGCTGCATCAAGCCCGCAGCCTTCGCCACCGCGCAGTCCTTCCTCCAGAACATGGGCGTTCTCAAGGACCCCAGCATCATCCACCCGATTTAACCCGGGCCGTCGAGCCCACCTCCAAGGAGCCACCATGGCCAACAAACCCGCACCCAAGGGCGAAGGCAAGAAGGACCAGGCCTACGACCGGAAGCACGGCATCAAGGAAGACAGCAAGAAGGACGTGGCGCAGGACAAGAAGAAGAAGTAGCTTTGATGATCGGTGGGGGCGAGAGCCTCAGTCGCTGGAAGGTGTATGAGCCCGGGTCGGCCACCGGGTTCCCGAAAGGGAGAAGCCTCCAGATCCCGCGCAGGCTGGCGGGAACCAAGCCAGTCGCGCCTCAATGGTCGGGGCACCGGACTGTAAATCCGGCGAGGCGACTCAACCAGGTTCGATCCCTGGGACTGGCACCATCAGGCGGTTCGACTCCGCTCGCTGGCCGAGATCGTGGGAAGGAGGGGTTCGAATCCCCGCCAGTGTGAAAGCGCTGGTCCATGTGCACCCGGTGGCAGGGTGTGGCCTGACAACCGGGAAAGACCGGCACCTTGCAGGTTATCAAAATTGATCAGGGCCCCTTCGCCGGGGCCCTCGTCATTGTGCTTTGTTCATCACTTCGCATCACTGTGCATCACTCCGCACCCTAGCGTTGTGGATCGACGTGTCCCCAGGCCAGAGGCTGGGAATCGGAGACGCGTCCGATGCAACTGTCCGAGCACTTCAGCTTCGAAGAGCTGACCACGGTCGGGCCGCATGTCGGCATCTTCAACGATCCTCCGCAGGAACTCGCGGCCAACCTCGTGAAGGTTGCCGAGAAGCTTGAGCAGGCCCGGGCCATCTGGGGAGTGCCGGTCCGTATCTCCTACGGCTACCGCTCCGAGGCTCTGAACACGGCCTGTGGCAGCACGAGCCCCACCAGCGCGCACCTCGAAGGCCTGGCAGCGGATGCCATCCCCCAGGGCTTGGACCTGCGGGATGCATGGGACGCCTTGGTCGCTGACCCTGCGTTCATGCAGGACGTGGACCAGCTGATCATCGAGCGCGGCTGTGTCCACATCGGTCTTCCGGTCTTCCAGCATCACTTCATCCCTCGGCACGAGCTCCGGCTGGACGAGGACCTCAACGGTCGGCGGGCCTATCCCCTCTACGGGATCTGGACCGCCAACGGCGTCGTCAAGGCATAGGAGAGCCCATGTCCACCTGGTATCCCCCATCCTCGCTCTACTCGGTGAACGCACTGGCGACGACCAATGCTGCGCTGATCCAGGTGGGCATCACGCGGCTCCAGGGCGTCTATCTCAATAACGCCTCGGCCGCCACGAAGTGGGTCCGGTTCTACAACAAGGCCACGGCCCCCACGGTTGGCACTGACATCCCGGTCGTGGTCGTCGCGGTTCCCGCCAGCTCCAGCAAAGAGGTGTACTTCGGCGAGGGTATCGCCTTCCCCCTTGGCCTGGGTATCTCCATCACCGGCGCTGCACCCGCTAACGATGCCACCGCTGTCGCCGCTGGCGATGTGCAGGCTGGCGTCGAGTACGTCTGAGGCGCGCCATGGCATTCGACTGGAGGGCTCTTGTTAAATCGGTGGCTCCGTCCATCGGCACTGCTCTGGGCGGACCGCTCGGGGGAGTGGCAGGTCTGGCGCTGGCGAAGGTTCTTGGTGTTCCAGACTCCAGTGCTGGTGATGACTCAGCTCTTGCGGCGGCCGTCCAGGGCGCCACTCCCGATCAACTTCTTGCGCTCAAGAAGGCTGACCAGGAGTTCCAGCTCCAGATGACCGAGCTGGGCTTCAAGAACGCCGAGGCCATCGCCGCCATCGACGCCGGGGACCGGGCCAGTGCCCGCGACCGTGAGGTGAAGACCCAGGACAAGACGCCCCGCATCCTGGCCGGGGTCGTGGTCTTCGGGTTCCTCTGGTCTGTCTGGTACGTCCTTTCGGGCCGCGTTCAGGGCCTGAAGGACCCCGCAACCATCGGCATGGTCGGGACCCTCATCGGCTACATCAGCGCCAAGGCCGACACGGTCGTTGGCTACTACTTCGGCAGCTCCGCCGGATCCGACCGCAAGACCGAGATCTTGGGGGGCAAACCATGACCGGACGCACTTGCGAGGCGGAGGACTGCCCGTACCACGGCAAACCCGAGGAAGAACGGCGAGGCTGGCACTTGGAACGACGAATCGGCCTGGACGTGATCATTTCCTTCCTGGTGATACTCTTCGCTGGCATCGGCTACGTGATCCACCAGGACACCCGCGTCACCAAGGTCGAGGACCGTGCCACCAGCCTTGAAGAGGCTGACAAGCGCATCCAGAAGATCCAGGACGACCATAAGGGTGAAGTCCGCTCTGACCTCAAGGCGATCAACGACAAGTTGGACCGCCTCATCGAGCGGAGGCCCTGATGTGCTTCCCCAGCTCCAGCACCCCTGCGGCGCCCGTGATCCCGCCCACCGAGCAGCCCAACGACCCCGCCATCTCGGCGGCCGTGAACGCTGACCGGAAGCGCCGGGCTGCGGCCAACGGCATGGACTCCACCCTCCTCACCGGCGCGGCCGGCCTGGCTGCCCCCACCACCACCTCGAAGACCCTGCTGGGATCCTGATGCGCGCCATCGCCAAGATTGAACCCGATGTCGAGCTCCGAAGGGAGCTGGACCGGCGTCTTGGTGCCCTGCGCATCGAGCGGGCCTCCTTCATCGACCACTGGCGAGATCTGAGCGACCACATCCTTCCGCGTGGCGCCCGGTTCTTCGTGACGGACCGGAACCGGGGCGAGCGCAAGAACATGCGCATCATGGACAACACGGCCACCATGAGCGTCCGAACCATGTCCTCGGGCATGATGTCGGGTCTTACCTCCCCCGCCCGGCCTTGGTTCAGCCTGAAGACTTCTGACCCAGGGCTCAACGAATACAAGCCAATCAAGATGTGGCTGGAGCTGGTCCGCGACCGCATGGCCGAGGTCTTCCTCCGGTCGAACCTCTACACCACCCTGCCCATCACCTACACGGATCTGGGGGTCTTCGGGACCCACGCCTTCGCCGTCCTGGAGGACGACCAGAGCGTGATCCGCTGCTTCCCGTTTCCCATCGGGTCCTACTGCATCGGCACCAACCACCGCGGCGTGGTGGACACCTGCTACCGCGAATTTCAGATGAGCCGCAAGCAGCTGGTGGAGCAGTTCGGCATCGAGAACGTCTCTCCGCAGGTTAGGCAAGCCTACGACCTGAGGCAGGGTGTGGACGCCTGGGTCGATGTGGTGCACGCCGTTGAACCCAACCCGGATCATGACGAGCGCAAGCCCCACGCCAAGTACAAGCCCTTCCGGTCCGTTTACTATGAAAAGGGCGGCGTTGCTGGCCAGTTCCTGAAGATCAGCGGCTTCGACACCTTCCCGATCATGGTGGCTCGCTGGAGCATCACCGGCGAGGACATCTACGGGACTAGCCCGGCCATGGACGCACTGGGCGACATCCGCGCCCTTCAGCTCGAGCAGAAGCGCAAGGCTCAGGCCATCGACAAGCTGGTCAACCCGCCAATGAAGGCACCCAGCGCCCTCCGGAACCAGCGGGCCAGCCTCCTCCCTGGAGACGTGACCTACGTCGATTCCAGCCAGGGCGGCCAGTCCTTCGAGCCTGCCTACATCATCAAGCCCGAGCTGCAGGCCCTCATGGAAGATATCCAGGAGAACCAGGCCCGCATCCGCAAGGCGTTCTTTGAGGACATCTTCCTCATGATCGCCAACGATCAGCGGAGCGGTGTGACCGCCACTGAGATCCAGGAACGTCACGAAGAGAAGATGCTCATGCTCGGGCCCATCCTTGAGCGCATGAACGACGAGCTGCTGGACCCGCTGATCGAGCGGACCTTCAGCATCATGGTCAAGATGAACATCATCCCCCCGCCTCCGCCCGAGGTGCAGGGGATGAACATGGCCATCGAGTACGTGTCCATCCTGGCTCAGGCCCAGAAGATGATCGGCGTAGGAGCCATCGAGAAGTACGTGGCCTTCGTCGGGAACCTGGCCACGGCCCGGCCTGAGGTCCTGGATCTTCCGGACTGGGACCAGACCGTGGACACCTATGGCGACATGATCGGGATCCCGCCCCAGCTCCAGAGGGACCCGCAACTGGTGGCTCTGGACCGCCAGCAGCGCGCCAAGCAGCAGCAGGCCCAGCAGGCGATGCAGATGGCCCAGGCCGGCGCCCAGACCGCCCAGACCCTTGGACAGACCCCAGTCACTTCTGACAGCGCCCTCGGGGCCATGATCAGCCGGGCCACCGGCGGGGTGGCTCAATGAGCGAAGACCTCGATCTTCAAGAAGGCTTCAACGCCGCGGATGAGACCCAGGTCAAGAAGCGCAAGCGGAAAGTGGACCGCCTGGAAGAGCAGAAGCGGGATGACCTCGCTGTGGTCCTGTCCACGGTTCAGGGGCGCCGGTTCATGTGGGGCCTGATCGGCGAGTGCGGGGTCTACGCCCTGGGCTTCCACCACCAGGAGACCCACTCCAGCGCCTTCGACTCTGGCCGTCGTTCTGTGGGCCTGAACCTCACTACCGAGATCACCACCAACTTCCCCGATGCCTACCTGCAGATGCAGGCCGAGGCCTACGAGGCCGCCAAGAAGGAGAAAGCCAATGGCTGATGAAACCACGGGCACCGCTGTAGCGGAGACCACGACCACCACCGAGACCGCGGCGCCCGAGACGACGACCACGGCCTCCACCGAATCGCTCCTGACCGGCAAGCCCGGTGTGGAGGAAACCAAGGCCGCCGATGGGCAGACCCCCAAGGGGGATGCGAAGCCGGCCGAGGAGAAGGGGAAGGAGGGTCCCCCCGAGAAGTACGAATTTACGGCCCCCAAAGGAATCACGCTCGACCCTGCCGCCTTGGAGGCTTTCGAGCCTCTCGCCAAGGAACTCGGGCTCTCGCAGGAGGCCGCCCAGAAGGTGGTCAACCTGCAGGCGTCCCTGGTCAAGGCGCAGGCGGACGCCGCACTGAAGCAGCAGGCCGACTGGATCCAGGCCGTTAAGGCGGACAAGGAGATCGGGGGCCAGAACTTCGCCACCGCGCTCCGCCACGCCAACACCGCCCTGAACAAGTTCGGCGGCGAGCCCCTGGTGGCCGCGCTCCAGCAGCTCGGCATCGCCAACCACCCGGAACTGGTCAGAGCCTTTGCCCGCGTGGGCAAGGACATGGGCGAGGACACCGTCCACCAGCCCGGGAGCAGCCCCGGCGGGCCCCGCGACCTCGCCAAGATCCTCTACCCCAACCAGCCCTAAAAGGCTCCCTCTCAACCCTCCTTTGCGGGATCGAACCCGCCCCTCGGAGATGAACCATGGCCACCCTGCCGAAAGCTGGCGCAGTCACCCTCCTGGACTTTGCCAAGTCCATCAACCCCGATGGCACCACCGCGGCTGTCGTCGAACTCCTCAACCAGACCAACGAGGTACTGGATGACATGCTGTGGATCGAGGGCAACCTGCCCACCGGCCACCGCTCCACCATTCGCACCGGCCTGCCCACGGTCGTCTGGCGCCAGCTCTACGGCGGCGTCCCTCCCAGCAAGAGCGTCCGCGCTCAGGTGGACGACTCCTGCGGCATGCTCGAAGCCCGGTCCGAAGTGGATAAGGACATCGCCGAGCTAAACGGCAACACCGCCGCCTTCCGGCTGTCCGAGGCCGACTCCTTCCTGGAGTCCATGAACCAGACCTTCGTGCAGACCCTCTTTTACGGGGACACCTCGGTCAACCCCGAGCGCTTCCTGGGCCTCTCTGCCCGGTACAGCTCCAGCTCCGCCACCAACGGCCAGAACATCATCAAGGCCGGCGGCGCCACCGCCGCCAACAACAACTCCATCTGGCTCCTGGGATGGGGCGAGAACACCCTCACGGGCATCTTCCCCAAGGGCTCCATGGCCGGCCTGGTCCACCAGGACCTGGGCGAGATCGACGCCTTCGACGCCAGCAACAACCGCTTCCGCGCCTTCGCGGATCGGTTCCAGTGGAAGTGCGGCCTGGCCGTGCGCGACTGGCGCTATGCGGTCCGCATCTGCAACATCGACCAGACCAACCTCCTCACGGATACCGGCGGCACGACCTTCAAGCTCATCGAACTGATGATCAAGGCCCAGGCGCGCATCCCGGCCCTGAAGAAGTGCCGTCCCGTGTTCTACGTGAACCGCACCATCAGCGAAATGCTGAAGATCCAGGCGATGAACAAGAGCACCGCGGCCCTGAGTCTCACCGAGGGCGCTGACCAGTTCGGGAACCAGCAGTTCGTCACGAACTTCATGGGCATCCCCATCCGCATGTGCGACCAGCTGCTGACCACCGAGGCCCTTGTCTCGTAGGCCTTCCTCCTGGCCTGGGGCGAACCCTGGGCCAGGTTCCACCCTCCCTCAACCATTCGGAGATTCCCATGTTCATCGACTCCCAGGAAATCTTCAGCGCTGCCCAGGCGGTCTTCGCCTCTGGTGCTGATGTCAACTCCACCAACATCATCGACCTTGCCCCGAACCTGGCCGCCAACGCCGCCTGGCCCGGTGACGAGGGCCCCGGCGAGGAGGTCACGTTCTTCGCCCAGATCAACACCGCCATCACCGGCGGCACCTCCCTGCAGCCCGTGCTGCAGACCGACACCAACACCAACTTCGCCACCGCCCTCGCCGAGTTCCCCCTCTGCGCGGCGATCCCTGTGGCGACCCTGGTGGCTGGCTACGTCTTCCCCCGGTTCCGCATCCCGGCCTCTGGCCTGAAGCGCTACCTGCGTATCGCCTGGCGCAACGTGGGCGCCAATGCCGCTGGCACCGCGACCGCCCAGATCGTGAAGGATCCCCAGAACTCCCCGATCCAGGCTGGCTCCGGCTTCGTCGTCGGTTAACCCTCAACCCGCCGGGAGGTCTTCGGGCCTCCCGGCCCTTCTTCGGATCATCAGATGACCACCACCTTTATCGCCAAAGTTCTCCTGCATACCAAGACTGGCCTCATCCAGCCTGGCCAAGAGTTCGAAGTTGATCTCGACGAAGTGATCGACGTGAACGGGCAGGGGAACATGCAGAAGGTCAACCCCCCTCTCGCGCATGTTGCCGTCAAGAAGACCAAGAAGAGCGCGGCTGATGTGGCCGCTGAACTCGGTCAGGACCAGGCCTAGTCACCGCTCTGGCCAGCTGCCTCATGAGGTAGCTGGCCCAGGGCTCACCCCAAGGATCCCTCATGGCCTCCAAAGTAGATATTTGCAACATGGCCCTGATGCGGATCGGGGTCTCCACGATCATCGCTGACATCAACGAGGGCTCCCAGGAGTCCAACGTCTGCGCGCAGTTCTTCGACGCCACCTTGGACTACATCCTTCGGGACTACCCCTGGAACTTCGCCGAGGTGCGCGTCACCCTGGCCCAGGCTGCAGGCGACCCTCCCACCAACTGGGCCTTCAAGTACGCCTATCCCTCGGATTGTCTGGCGGCCATCGCCATCACCATCCCAGGGCTCCGCACTCCCACCGCTTCGGCTCGGGTCCCCTTCAAGGTGGCCTACGAGCCCGGCGTGGGCCGCGTGATCTACACGGACATGGGCACCGCTGAACTGGTCTACCGGGCCCGCGTCACGGATACCACCATGTGGGACCCGATGTTCGTCTCGGCCTTTGCCTACCTGCTGGCCTCCGAGATCTGCCTGCCCCTGTCCGTGAACCCTGCCATCTCCCAGCAGGCGCGCCAGGCCTACGCGCTGGTCTCCAGCTCCGCCGCCGCTCGGAACATGAGCGAGGGCGCCGAGGGCCCGGAACCGCCATCCGAGCTGATCGCCACCCGGAACATGGCCGTCCCATTCTCTCGCGACAGCTGGCCCTACTATGGGTAGCCAAGCCCTCCAGGCCTCCCTCGCTGGCGGCGAGCTCGCGCCCACCCTCTGGGGCCGGGTCGATGTCGCGCGCTATGGGATCAGCCTCAAGACCTGCCGGAACTTCGTGGTCTACCCCTATGGTGGCGTGAAGAACCGGGCGGGGAGCCGCTACCTGGGCACGGTGAAGGACCAGACCACGCGGGTCCGCCTGATCCCCTTCAGTTTCAACACCACCCAGACCTACGCGCTGGAGTTCGGGGCGGGCTACATCCGAATCTGGAGCAACGGCGGCCAGGTCGTCTATCCGGTGGGGTCCAGCTACGGAACCCCTGGCCAGCCCGTGGAGATCGCCACGCCCTATGGCACGGCGGACCTGCCCCTGCTGAAGTTCACCCAGAGCGCGGACGTGATGACCATCGCGCACCCGAGCTACCCGGTGCAGCAGCTCAAGCGCTTCGCCAACGACCACTGGACCATCTCCGCCTTCAACTACCAGAACGGGCCCTTCCAGACGATCAATTCTGATCTGAACACATCTATGACTGTGAGCAAGACCACCGGAGTCGCCACTGTCACCTGCTCGAAGCCGATCTTCACCAGTGCCCACGTGGGCCTGCTCCTCTACCTGGAGCAGAAGGACTTCGGGGTGCCCTGGGAGGTCAACAAGACCATCTCCATCGGTGATATCCGGCGCTCAGATGGGAAGTACTACCAGGCCACCAGCGCCGGAACCACTGGCACCCTGCGGCCCATCAACACCGTGGACATCTGGAACGATGGCGGAGTGACCTGGATGTTCCTGCACCAGGGCTACGGGATCGGCATCATCCAGGCCGGGACCCTGAACGCCACGCCCAGCGCCACCTGCTCGATCAACATCCTGAGCCGGATGCCCGACAGCCTCCTCTCTGGCCTGGGAACCCCCGTGACCCTCACCGGCGCCGTGGGAGATGGCCTCTCCCTGAACTGCACGGCTGCGGCCTTCCCGAGTTTCGTGACCGGGGACACCTGCAACTTCACCCTGACCTACAACTCGATCACCACGGGCCTGCCTGTCACGGTCACGGGCTCTTCGGTTCTAACGGTCATCGACGCCACCCACATCAACATCTATCCCGGCATCGTCATATGGGATGGGGTCACCTCGGACTTTGCCAGCTTCGTCTCCGGCACCGTGACCGATGCCTCCCTGGCCACCACCTACGCCCCGACCTACAAGTACGCATTCGGCGCCTGGGGGCCCTCGGTGGGGTATCCCTCCTGCGTGGCCATGCACCAGCAGCGCCTCTGCTTCGGGAACAATGCCAACCAGCCCCAGACGATCTGGATGAGCCGGACCGGCTCCTTCAATGACTTCGGGGTCTCTAGCCCGGTCCTAGACGACGATGCCGTGACCTTCACCCTGGCCTCCGCCAAGGTGGACTCCATCAAGTCCATGCTGGCCATGAACCGCCTCATGCTCCTGACGGCTGGCGGGGAGTGGGTGGTGGGCAACTCCGCCCAGGATGTGGTCACGCCCTCCAACATCAGCTGCATCTTGCAGGGCTATCGGGGGTCTTCGGACCTGCCGCCCATCGGAGTCGGGAACACCGCGATCTTTCTGCAGCGCATGGGCCAGGTGGTCCGGGATCTGTCCTATCAGTTTGCCAATGACAGCTTCACCGGGGAGGACCTCACGGTCTTCGCCAACCACCTGGTGGAGGGGCACACCCTCACCGAGTGGGCCTACCAGCAGATCCCCAACACCATCGTCTACGCGATCCGGGATGACGGCATTCTTTTGGGCCTCACCTACATGAAGGAGCAGCAGGTCGTGGCTTGGCATCGGCACGACACCCTGGGCACCTACGAGAGCCTCTGCGTGATCTCCGAGGGCAATGAGGACGTGCTCTATGTGGTGGTGAACCGGACTATCGGCGGCGCCACCAAGCGCTACGTGGAGCGGATCGACACCCGGGTCGTGACGGACATCCGGGACGGCTTCTTCGTGGATGCTGGCCTTTCCTACGATGGCCGCGTGAAGACCAAGGGCGGCGTCAGCGGCACCACGGACCTGACCGGGGTCACGGTCACCATCACCGGCGGCACCCTCTGGAATGAGACCGAGAGCCTCACGGTCACCAGCTCGGCCCCGCTCTTCGCCTACCCTGCCACCACGGACGCCGGGGACCAGCTGGTCTTCGTGGACGCCTCGGGCATCGCCTATCGCTTGACCATCCAGTCCACCTCCAGCACTACTCAGGCCCTGGCCGTTCCCAACCGGATCCTTCCCGTGGGCTACCGCGCTGCGGCGCGCTCGGACTGGTGGATGGCCAGGAACACCTTCTCCGGGCTTTCCCACCTGGAGGGGCAGACCGTCAACATTCTCGGGGACGGCAACGTGCAGGACCAGCAGGTGGTTTCGGGGGGGACCATCGTCATCAATCCGCCGGCCTACCGGGTGCACGTGGGCCTGCCCATCACGGCAGACCTCCAGACCCTGGACCTCAGCGTCCCCAACATCGAGACCATCGTCCCCAAGGCAAAGGCAATCTCGGCCGTCCGCATGCTCGTGAACGAGTCCCGCAGCATCAAGGCCGGGCGAGACCTGACCCACCTGTTCGAGGTGAAGGTCCGCAACGCTGAGAACTACGACACGCCCACCAATATGTTCACGGGCATCGCCCCCGTGCGCATCGCCACCAGCTGGGGCCCCGCCGGTGACCTATGGGTCCGCCACGACACCCCGGACCCCATCTCGATCCTGGCCCTGATCCCCGAGGTCAGCGTGGGAGGAGCCTTCTCGTGACCTATGAAATCGTCCCCGCCACCGAATGGCACGTCCGCCTCATGGCACCCCATGTGCGCCAGGCGGACATTGACGAGCTCTGGGCCTCCAGCCTCCAGCTCCCCTTGGAGGTGATGAAGCGCGGCCTGGAGGTCTCCTCTGAGTGCTGGGTGGCCCTGGCTGATGGGGTGCCGTTCTGCGTCTTCGGCGTGGTGCCCGGCTCCCTCCTGGGCGGGGCTGGCGTCCCTTGGGCCGTGGGCACGGACCAGATCACCAAGCATGCCCGCTTCTTCCTCCAGGGCTCCAAGCCGCTGGTGCGGCGCTGGCTGGAGACCTTCCCCGTGCTGATGAACCTCGTGGATGCCCGGAACACTGTGGCCATTCGTTGGCTGAAGTGGGTCGGCTTCCAGTTCAACCCTCCCGCCCCGGCCGGTCCGCTCGGGATGGACTTCCATCTCTTCCAGATCTGGAGGGCTCATGTGCAATAACCAGATGATCGGCTTGGCCGCTCTCGCGGCTGTGACCTACTTCACCGCAGGCACCGGCACGGCCGCTGTAGCTGGCGCTGAAACGGCGGGAGCAACCGCTGCAACCACAGCCGCAACCACGGCGGCATCGACGGCTGCTACCACCACAGCCGCAACCGGGTCTTCCAGCCTACTCACGGGCGCCGCCCTGGCAGGCACTGCGGCCACCGCCTACGGCCAAGTCCAGAAGGGCAAAGCTGAGAGCGACATGGCGAACTACAACGCCAACGTGGCCACCCAGCGCTCCAACGAGGCCCTCCAGATGGGCTCCATCGCCGAGGAGCAGCAGCGCAACAAGGTGCGCCAGGTGGAGGGCCAGCAGACGGCCGCCATGGGCGCCTCCGGGGCCGTTGCAGGCTCGGGCAGCTTCGGGAGCGTCCTGGACCAGACCAGCCAGTTCGGGGAGTTGGATGCCCTGACGATCAGGAACAACGCTCTGAAGCAGGCCTGGGGCCTCCAGACGCAGGCAGTTGGGGACCAGCTCCAGGGCAGCTACGCGCGCCAGGGTGCGGGCATCAGCGCCGCTGGAAGCCTCCTCAGTGGATCCGTGAATGCCTACGGAGTCGGAACCAACTGGGGCAAGGGCTTCGGGAAATGAGGTAGGACATGCAGATTCCGGTCTACAACGCTCCCCAGGTCGCCGCCCAACAGACGCCGGACGCCCAGCTTGACCCTCACCGGATCCTTCGTGGGGCGGGCGATGCCTTCGGCGCGGAGCTGGGCGAGAAGATCCAGGGCGCCGCCGGGCAGCTGGCCCACATCCAGAACGAAGCCGACCGGACCGTGGCCACGGACATCTTCCTGAACCAGGTCCAGAAGCCGGGCCAGCAGATCCTCCAGAAAGCCACCCAGGTTCTGGGGAAGGACGTGATCAGCCAGCCCACGGGTGACATCCCTTCGGACATGTCCCAGGACACCACTGATCTCGTGGGCAAGGTCGGATCTGACATGAAGGGCCTCGTCGCCAACGCCCGGGGCGCGGCGAAGAACCCCAACCAGCAGGCCATGATCGACAACATGGCCACGGCCTACAGCATGCAGGTGATGCCCCAGGTCCAGGCCCACCAGGACCGCCAGCTTCATGGGTACCAGGTCGGCAACGCGCAGGACTCGATCACGATGGCCAACCAGTCCGCAGCCACCGCGGCGGCAAACGGCCAGTTCGACATCGCGGCCAGTTTCCTCCATCAGGCTCGAGCAGGGGCGGACAACCTAGCGACTCTGACCGGCATCCCCGTGAACAAGGACGATCCGAGCTACCTGGCGCTGCAGGTCGGGGCCGCGAGCCCGATCCACACCACCATCGCCCAGGGCCTAATCACGGCCGGCCGCCCTCAGGATGCCGTGGCCTACCTGAAGGAGCACACCTCGGAGATGACGCCTGGAGCCATCGCCCAGATGAGCAACCTAGCGAAGAACGCTTCGAACCAGCAGCAGGCCCAGGATGCGGCCAATGACATCTGGGACAAGGCGACTAACCCAGCCCTGGGCCATGCAGGGCCCCCGAACCCTAACGGGGAAGTGGAGCAGGCCAACCCTTTCGCGGCACCCCCGAGCTACAGCGCCCTGCTCGCCGATCTGCGCGACCGCAACCTTCCGCCCGAGGTCTTCAACCTGGCCAAGGAGCATCTGCGGGAGCAACAGGCGGCCAAGGCCCAGGAAGTCCGCCAGACCCAGACCGACTTCTTTGGGACCGCCGTCAAGGCCAAGCTCGATGGGCAGTCCACGCGGGCCATCATGAGCATGGACAACGTCCTGGCGATGCCAGATAGCGTCCAGGCTGACCTACAGGAAAAGCTCCACGCCATCGACAAGCAGCGCCAGGCGGAGGCGAACCAGGAGAACCTGACGCCTCAGCAGATCGCTGATCGTGGCTTCCTATTCAATGACCTGCTGACCAAGGCCAGGGCGGGGACGCTCACCAAGAACGACATTTATTCCAATGCGGACGGCCTTGGGAAGCAGATGACCGGCCTCCTTGTTAGCACCGTCGGGGACATGCAGCTCGGGCAGGCCAAGGTCCAGCACTACGCCGTGGACCATGACCTGCTGACGAGCTCCCTTCGGCGCGCCGGCTTGATCACCGACAAGGAGAATGATGCCTCTCGGTCATTGGTGGGGGACCTCCACGCCAAGATCATGCTCATCCAGTCCGCATCTCAGCAGCCCTGGAGCCAGGAGAACACCCAGAAGCTGATCGATGCCGAGATCCAGCCGATCATCACGGATCCCTCGAATCACTGGTGGACTAGCGAGACCAAGGCCCCGGCCTTCAAGGTGGAGGACCAGGTCCCAGTGGCCTTCATCAAGCTCGCCCAGCTGCGCAATCCGAACCTCTCTCGGAACGCCATCACCCAGGCCTACTTCCTGGCGAAGAAGCAGGGCTTGCTCAATGACGATGGCACCTACAAGGCGGCCAAATGAGCCAGGACCCGCTTGATCAGGTCTTCAGCCAAGCGGCCGAGATGGACGCCAAGGCCCAGCAGCTACGGTCCTCCATGGGCTACGCGGTGGGCCAGAACCCCGACCAGCAGGCTCAGGCGCGCGCCGCGGCCCAGCAGTTGGGGACGACCCAGGCTTATGCCAACGACAACCTGAAGCCCCTGGCCACGGCGGCGAAGGTGAACGCCTTCGATTACAACGCCTTCATCAACAACGCCCCCCGGGCGGCGTCATGGCTCAGTGATCCCAGCAATGCTGCCGTGGCGCATGATGATGTTCCTACCCTTCAGGAGATAGAAGGAGCATCCCAGGGAAGGCCCCAGGGCGTCACCGATGCCCAGTGGGAAGTGATCAAAAATGATCGCTTGCGGGTGCTGAATCACAACAAGCCCAGGAATGAGGCCTACTCGCTGGCCTCTACGGCTGGCATGGGATTCAGCGGTCCCATCCTCTCGACCGCCGAGACCGCGTCAACCATCCCATCCCTGGCGGCCGAGACTGTTGGCTCCCTGGCGGATTTCCTAACCACCTCACAGACTCTCGACACGACCGCCCGCAGGATCTGGGAAGCCATCAAAAACCCGCTCGACGCGGGGACCACCGGCGGCGACATCCAGGAAGGAACCAACACCCTGAGGCAGGGATGGGCGGCTCCCGTAAAGACAGGCCCTTCTCAATACCTGATGGACCCCACCACCGGAAAACCATTCGCAAACCCTGATTACCACTGGTATGGCCGCGACACCCTGAACACTGTGGCCTCAATCCCTGGGGCTGCCGCCTTCTTCGCCATGACCGGGAAGGCGGGCATGCAGGCGACTGTGGCCAACGCTGGCCAGGAGAAGTACCAGCGCGCCATCGAGGAGGGTGCTGACCCTGTCACTGCTTTGGCTGAGGGTCTCGGGAGCGCTGGGATCAACTACGCCTTGATGAACAAGGTCCCACACCCTGCACAGGCTAACTCAGCCCTTGGCCAGATCCTAGAGGCCGGCAAGCGTGGTGTCACGCTTGGGACCGGTGTCACGGCCGCGGAGAACGCGCTGGGGCGGTTGCATGGATCTGAGGCGCCTCTTTGGTCTGGTCTGCCCCAAGGCATCGTCTCCATGACAGGGTTTGAGGTCGGGAACACGCTCCCGCGCCTGATCAGCGCCGCCTCTACCTCCTCGCTCAAGGCCCGATCGCCCGAGGCCTTCCATGATGTGGTGAGCGGGATCCTCCGGGATTCCAACGTCGAAAACGTGATGATCCCAGCTGACAGGCTGACCACCTTCTTCCAGGAGCAGGGTCTGGACCCAGCCCAGGAAGCAGACCGCCTAGGTGCCAAGAACTACGCCGAGGCCATCACCTCCGGGACCGATGTGGTCATCCCCACCGCTGACTTCCTGGCCAAGTTGAAGCCCGACCAGATGAATGCCTTGGCCCAAGACATTCGGGTCCGGCCCGGCGGGACGACCATCCGCGAGGCGGCCGAGCACGAGGCCAACGCTCCCGAGCGTGTGGCTCAGATGGTGGAGCAGGCCAAGACTGAACTCCCCGACGAGCAGTTCCGGGCCTTCACCTCCCTCAAGCCAGAGATCCAGAACCGCCTGGAGGCAACCGGACGCTTCACTCCGGCTATCGCCGAGGACAATGCGACCCTCCTGGCTCGGGGTCTTGTGACCCAGTCCATGCGGGAGGGCCTGGACCCGATCAAGCAGTTCGAGAAGTACGGCCTGAACATCACTGGGCCGGGTGGGGAAGGCTCACCCATGCAGCCCTTCACCGGAACCGTACCGGACACCTTCAAGGACATCCCCGGCTTGCGGCCGAGCGGGGAGGACTTCACCATCCCCACCTCCGAGCTCACCGCGGACCCTGGCCGGTTCCAATACAAGGGCCGGAACGAGACCACTGGGGTCAACCAGGTGAACAAGGAGACCGGCGCATCCGGCGCCCTTGCGGGCGTGAATGTCTGGAACCCAGACAGCGCGGGCACCATCAGCGCCTGGCGCGATCCTGCGGATGGCAAGACCTACGTGGTGAACGGGCACAACCGCTACGACCTGGCGAAGAAACTGGGCGTGGATCGGCTCAAGGTCCGATTCATCGATGCGAAGAACGCCCAGGAAGCCAAGATCGCCGGAGCCATTCAGAACATCGCCGCCGGCAAGGGCACGGCCATGGACGCTGCGAGCCTCTTCCGGGATGGGAAGTACACCCTGGGCGACCTTGAGCGCCTGGGTATTCCCACAAACAAGGATGTGGTCACCAACGGCCTCGCGCTTTCCCGCCTGTCCGAACCATGGTACGCAGCGGCCAAGAGCGACCCCGAGTTCGAGCGCCTGGCGGTCGAGACCGGGAAGGCTGGCCTGACCCCTGAGCAGCAGGGTGTGGCCCTCCAGGAACTGAACACCGTCCTCAAGAAGAAAGGCCCGGAGGACATCACCAGCCCCTTCTGGCGGGACATGCTGGACCGGATCAAGGGCTCCCAGGTGACCACCACCCAGGAGGAGGGGCTCTTCGGCTCTGAGGAGTCCTACCAGTCCACCCTGGAGCAGCAGACGGACCTGGTCCGCTTCATCCGGTCGAAGCTACGCACGGACAAGACGGTCGGGCAGGTCCTCACCGGCGGCCGCTACGAGGAGGCCGTGGGCAAGGCCGCCACCGTGGACAAGGAGGCCGCGGCCGGGATCAAGCAGGATGCCGGGACGACCCTGGGCACCTTCGAGGCCATGAAGAACCTCGCGGGCGTGGGGGACGTGATCAACGAGTTCGCCACCAAGCTCCAGCAGGCCCGCAGCGCCAAGGAGGCTGAGGCCATCCGCCAGCAGGCCCTGGGCGCCGTGAAGGGTTCCATCAAGGAGATGCAGGGCAAGCCCAAGGCTGCGCCGGCAGAGGAGGCGCAGAGTCTCTTCCAGCCTGTGGAGAAGACCCCGGCCCAGATTCGCCAAGAGGCTCACGACCTCTACAACGACCCCCGCACCGTGGAGGAATACAACGCCCTGCCCGACACCAAGGGCGGGAAGCTCCTGAACGTGGACATCGCCCGGCGCCTGGACCCGAACTACCGAGAGAACCCCACCGCCACCGTCCCGCACCACCACTCCGAGGTCTCCGCCTTCATCAAGCGGATCTACGCGGAGCGGATGGCCGAGCCGATCCAGGGCCCCAACGAGAAGGTGGTCTTCATGGCCGGCGGCGGAGGGTCCGGGAAGGGCTCCGCGGCCAAGGCCTTCGACCTCTACTCGGACGCCCACACCATCGTTGACGGCACGATGAAGGACCTGGGCTCCTCCAAGAAGATGATCGACCTGGCCCTGGACACCGCCCACGATGGCGAGAACGCCCGGCCCGTGGAGATCAACTTCACCCTGCGGGACGTGGAGAAGGCCGTGGAGGGGACCATCCTCCGAGGCCACACGGACCCCGAGGAGAAGGGGCGCTTCGTCGGCATCGACCAGCTCGTGGGCGCGCACGAGGAGGCCCCCAAGACGATCCTTACCCTGATGGACGACTACGGCCACGACCCGCTTGTGCACTTCAACATCGTGGACAACAACGGCAAGCCTTCCGACATCACCCTCATCCCCGACCACGCCACCCGGGACTACCTGGTGGAGCACCTCAATTCACGCCCTGACGTTGCGCAGAGCGCCGTTCAGGCCTACCATAGGGTTAGGGAGCACGGTTATGAAGACCACTCCGGTCAAAGATTCCCGATCAGCCAAGAAGCCCGAGACTTCCTCGACAGAAGCCTCCCCCAAGATTCGCTCGGCGCCCTGGACACCCGAAACCAGGAAGGCCTCGGGCGAGGCGATGGTCAAGGCCTTGAAGCACGGCCTGGCGATGAAGGGAATCAAGTAAGTCTGAACCACGAGCCCGGGGACAACCGCGGCTCCATCACCTTCGGTCCGGACAACAAGGTTTCGATCTCCATCCTGGAGAAGGCCAACGCTTCGACCTTCGTCCACGAGCTGGGCCACTTCTGGGTCAAGATGCTCGGGGACCTGGCGGAGCGGCCCGAGGCCACCGAGCAGACCAAGGCAGACCTGCAGACCATCCTGGAGGCCCGGGGCAAAAGCAGCGTGGCCGAGCTCACCACCGAGGATCAGGAGTGGCTGGCGCGCGCTCACGAGGCCTACCTGCGCGAGGGCAAGGCCCCCAGCCAGGCCCTGCAGGGGCCCTTCGCCCGCTTTAAGACCTGGCTCTCCGGCGTCTACCAGCGCCTCACCGACCTCAACGTGCACCTCACGGATGATGTCCGCGGGGTGTTCGACCGCATCTATGCCAGCGACCGGGAGATCGAGCAGGCCCGAGAGCAGCTGGGCGGCGAGCAGCCGATCTTCGAGTCCGCCGAGAAGGCTGGCATGACGGACGCCGCCTTCGAAGCCTACAAGGCCACGAAGGAGCGGGAGATCGAGAACGCCAAGGGCGCCCTGGTCGAGAAGCTTAACCGCGAGGCGCAGCGCGACCGGCTCCAGTGGTGGAAGGACGAGCTGGCCAAGGCCCGGGAAGAGGTGGCTGCGGACATCGACGCGGACCCTGCCCAGGTGGCCTTCAAGGCGCTTTCCGAGGGGAAGACCGTCGAGGGGACCCCGATCAAGCTGAACAAGGATGCCCTGGTCGCGCAGTTCGGCGAGGACGTGCTCAAGGACCTGCCCCGCCACGGGGCCCGCTGGACCTACGCGAAGGAGGGCGGGATGGATGCCCAGTCTGCCGCCGAGGTTCTGGGCTTCGCTTCCGGGGACCAGCTGGTCCAGACCCTCAAGCGCATGGCCCCGCGGAACGAGCGGATCAAGGCCGATGCGGACCTGCTCATGAAGCAGCGCCACGGCGACATGCTGACGGACGGTTCCATTGCGGAGACGGCCCTGGAGGTCCTGCACAACGCGGACCGCGAGAAGGCCCTGATGACCGAGCTGCAGGCCCTGCGCAAGCTGCAGGCCCAGGTGAAGGAGGGCAAGGCCCAGGCCCGGGCCACCGTGCAGGAGGTTCCCCCGATCCAGACCTTCAAGGACGCAGCGCAGCAGCTGGTGGAGCAGACCACTGTCCGAGACCTGGAGCCCTACCGCTACCTCGTAGCCAGCCGCCAGGCTTCCCGCGAGGCGTTCAAGGCCATGGCCGGAGACGACTATGCGACCGCCGGGGACGCCAAGCAGAAGGAGCTCCTGAACCATTTCCTCTACCTGGAGTCGACCAAGGCCAAGACCGAGGCCGGGGACATCGCCGCCTACGGCAAGGACGGCCAGGCCGGGAAGTTCCAGGCCATGCTGGGGAAGGCTGGGAGCGACTACCGGGACCAGTGGAACGCGCTGGCAGGGCGGTACGAGTTCTCCCAGGTCACCAACAAGGAGCTGGACAACCGGAAGAGCCTCGCCGAGTGGGCCGCGGACCAGAGCGCCGCCGGGGAGGAGGTCGCCATCGACCCCAGCCTATACCGCGAGGGCCAGGCCAAGAACTGGCGCGAGGTGCCCCTCTCTGAGCTGCGGGCTGTGAAGGATGCCCTGAAGAACATCGAGACCATCGCCCGGCGCGCCAACAAGGTCACCGCCGAGGGCAAGGCCATCGACTTCGACGTGGCCGTGGAGAACCTCACCAACACCGCCACCCTGAACATGAAGAGCAAGGCCGTTCCCCTGAGCGGGTCCACCCTGACCGCCGGGGAGAGGCTGGCCGCCAAGGCGCGCTCCGCCAACGCCGCCCTGCTCCCCATGGAGCAGCTCATGGACCGGCTGGACGGCGGGGATGTCACGGGCCCCTGGCACGAGCACTTCATGAACCGGGCCAGCGAAGCGCAGAACAAGGAGCACGAGTTGGCTGCGCGCCTGGCCATCCCCATCAAGGAGGCCCTGGCCGCGATCCCCACCGAGATCAAGCACTCCATGCTCGACTTCACCGGCATCCGGCTCCCGGGCATGGACCGGGACCTGAACCGGAAGCAGCTCCTCTCCATCGCCCTGAACCGGGGCAACGAACAGAACTGGGAGAAGCTCCTTCATGGCCGGGGCTGGACCTCCATGGAATCCCAGGCCGAGATCGGCCGGGGCCTGGCCAAGCTCACGGCGCCCGAGTGGGAGTTCGCCCAGAAGGTCTGGGATGCCTTCGAATCCCTGCGGCCTGAGATCGGGGACCTGCAGCGCAAGATGACCGGCCTGGAGCCCCAGTGGGTTGAGGCCCGGCCCTTCGCCGCCGTGGACGAGAAGGGGAACGTGATCGCCCACCTCAAGGGCGGATACTACCCCCTGGTCGCCGACCCCGGCGAGAGCGGTGTGGGCATGCGCCAGGACATAGACGCGGGCAAGGGCGTCATGGACAGCGGCTCGGGCTACGTCCGCGCCACCACCTCCACCGGCTACACCAAGGAGCGGACCAAGGCCACCTATCCCCTGCTGCTGGACTTCGAGCAGATCGTGACCCAGCATGCCACCAAGATCGCCAAGGACCTCGCCTACCGCGAGTTCGTGGTGGACTCCAACCGCCTGCTGACGGACCAGCGCGTCCGGGACACCCTCCGGGAGACCCTGGGGCCCGAGTACGAGAAGCAGTTCATGCCCTGGCTCCGCTATCAGGCCAACAACCGGAACGGGTCCGCGGTCCAGGGACTGGGCGAGGTCTCCCGCTGGATGATGCAGCTGCGCGCCAATGCGGTCGTGGCCACCATGGGTTTCAACCTGGCGACCACCGTGGTCCAGTTCTCGGGCATCACCCGGGCCCAGCACTACGTGGAAGGCGGGCACCTCCTCAGGGCCCTGGGGGAGTTCATTGCCCACCCCATGGACACGACCAAGATGGTCCGCGAGCTCTCTGGTGAGATGGCCAACCGAGCCGAGAACTACGACCGGGACATGGGGGGGGTCATGCGGGGCGAGCTCACGGACAGTCTGGCCGCCTCCGCCAACAAGACCGTGCGCAGTCTGGTGCTTCCCGTGATGAAGGCCAACTCAGAAGTGATGAAGTTTGCTTTCCATGGAATCACCCTTGCTGATATCGCCATGGGCGTTCCCACTTGGCTCGGGGCCTACCGCCAGGGCCTAGCCACCCACGGGGACGCCGCCCGGGCCGTGCTGGAAGGGGACCGCGCCGTGCGCATGACCCTCCCGGCGGCCGGTGCCAAAGACCTCGCCCCGATCATGCGGAACCACGAGTTCTGGAAGATGGCCACCATGTACTACGGCCACTTCAACAAGCTCTACGCCAACATGGAGGACTCCGCCCACAAGGCGAGCGTGATGGCGGGCAACGGGAACTTCCTGGGCGCCACCAAGCAAGCAGCTTCCACTACCCTCCTTACCCTCCTGATCCCAGCCGTCTTCGGTGCCTACATCAAGAACCGGGGCCCCGCCGATGACGAGAACAAAGCCGAGTGGGCCATCCTGGAATCCCTGCACTTCGGGGCCAGTTCCATCCCCCTGATCCGGAACATCGCGGACACCCTGAAGAACGGGAAGAGCGGGAAGGACTTCAAGTTCTCCCCCATGTTCGGGATCTTCGAGGAGCAGACCCAGGCCCTCATGAGCCTGGACAAGGCCGCACATGGGGATGCCGAGTGGTCCAAGGCTGGCTTCGACGCCGCCAAGGCCTTCGGCCACACCTTCGGGATCGGGGGCACCACCCAGGCCGTGAAGTCCGCCCACTACCTGCAGCAGGTCTCCTCGGGCCAGGAGCGGCCGGCCAACAACTACGAGCTGGTCAAGAACACCCTCCTCGGTAAGAACCCTGCGGAAGGGGGCCACCGATGAGAAGCGACCAGCTGCCGCCGGACGCAGGGCTGACCACCGACCTCCCAGGGCATGAGTATTCCCTTCCCTCGCCTTCCATCCCGAATGTCCCCCCGAGCGCCCTGGGCTACCTGCACGACGATGGCCTGGGGACCCGGGTGTGGAGGATCATCACCTCTTCGGACGTGACCACGGCCCTCGGGTTCACCCCGTACAACGCCACCAATCCGGCCGGCTACATCACCAGCGCGGGCGTTCCCGTGGCCTACACCAGCACCCCGACGATGAACGGAGTGGGGGCCGCTGGCTCAAGCGCTGCCTGGGCCAAGGGTGATCACGTGCATCCGGTGGACACCTCCCGCCAGGCGGCCCTGGGCTTCACGCCGATCAACAAGGCCGGGGACTCTGGCATCGGGGGGCTCTCGGGCACCTACCACGTGGACGCGGGCACCACCACGGTCTCCGGCTCCTTCTACATGAGTGACGGCGGGGCCAACTACGGGGTGATGGGAAGGACCGGGGCGGGGACTTGGGGCCTCGGCTACACCGGGTCTTCTCCTGGCACGGGCACCATGACCGCGGTCATCTCCTGGACCACCGCGGCCGTCACGGTCAGCAAGGTCACGAACTTCGACCTCGCATCCGGGGGCCAGGTCTTCTCCTTCAAGGTGGCCGGAACCCAGAAGGGATACCTCTATTGCGATGCGGCCGAGATGGACTTCGGCCCCACGGTGAACATCCCGATCTACTTCACCCAGAACGGCATCACCCGCTTCGCCCTGAACGCTTCCGGTGGCATCGCCTTCGCGGCCACCACGCTCATCGGATTCTTCGGGGCCACACCAGCCACCAAGCCCACCGTCACTGGCTCCCGGGGCGGCAACGCCGCGCTGGCCTCCCTCCTCACCGCTCTGGCCTCCCTCGGACTGCTCACCGACAGCTCGACCGTTTAATCCAACCCTCCTTTGCCGGTCCGCCCGGCCCCCCGGAGAATCCCATGACCGTTCCGACCGCCATCTCTCGGGTTGATTCCCCCTGCAATGGGTCTTCGACCGTCTTCCCGTTCAGCTTCCCGGTGGCGCAGGCCACGGACCTCCGGGTGATCCTCACCGATTCCAACGGGAACAAGAGGGTCCTGGTCCTCAACTCGGACTACTCGGTGAACATCACCGGGGCCACCGGGAGCGTGACCACCACCCAGACCTATGCCTCCGGGTACACGCTCACCATCAAGCGCCTGCTCACCATCACCCAGCCCACCAGCATCCGGAACCAGGGCGCCTTCTTCCCGGAGATCCACGAGGCCGTCTTCGACCGCCTGACCGAGATCGACCAGCAGCAGGACGAGCAGCTCTCCCGCTGCTTCATGATCGACGAGACCTCCTCGGTGAATCCGGTCCTGCCCACCCCGACCCCCCTGGGGCTCCTCCGCTGGAACTCCACCGGCACGGGCCTGGAGAATGTCCTGAGCGGGCCGGCCTACGCGAGCACCACGGTCTCGGCCAGCTCCTACGGCTCGGACCTGAGCGCGGCCGTCACCGCCATCGGCTCGGCCAACGTGACCCTGGTCGTGGATTCCCCCATCACGGTCAACAACAACACCACGGTCAACCCGAACACCAGCCTGAAGGTCCAGAAGCCGGGCCTGCTCACCATCGCCTCCGGGAAGGTCCTCACGATCAACGGTTCCCTGGAGGCCCCGCCCCTGCGCCAGATTTTCGCCGGGACCGGGACAGTGGTGGGCCTGAAGGTGGCCTACCCCGAGTGGTGGGGGGAGAACACCACGCCTGGCACCACGGACATGACCGCAGCCATCAACGCTGCCAGCGCCTCAGTCATCACGGCCCTGCAGAATAGCGATGGGACCCTGCTCTACACCGGCTACGTCCAGTTCCAGGTTGGGACCTATCGGCACAACACCACCCTGATTTACACAGGGGCACCCTGGCGTGGGGCTGGTGTTCTGTCCACGATCCTGGACTACTACGGATCTGCCATCGGGGTGAACGCCCTTGGCGCCAGCGGCATCAGGAAGGGCCTCAGCATCCACGAACTGACCATCTATGGGGGCCACGCCACAGGTTCGGCCAACGGCCTGCAGCTTGGTTGGAACCAGCGCAGCATGAGGGCCTTGGATAATGTCAGGATCGACAAGTATCCCAACGCTGGTATTTACTTCGCAGGGGATATTTGGATCGCCGACTTCCGCAGTGTGAACATCACGAACTGTGGTGTCTGCGCCATGAACCAGGACGTTGCCTGCCTGAACCTTTTCCAGATGGTTTGGTTCAACACCAATGTGGAGAACAACGGCAACGGGACCACCCACTGCATCCGCATCCCCAACAACGGCAGCTGCCAGAACTGGGTCATGTATGGCGGTGACTTCGAATCCAACAACTGCCTGTCCTCCATTTACATGAAGGGTGGGATTCAGGAATTCCATGACATCTACTTCGAAGAGTTGTTGCCTTCCTGCTTCATCATGGATGGCAATTACTTCGCCATCGACAACTGCTACTTCCTCCCTGGGACTGGAACGGTTTCTCAGATCCGGGCGCTTGGCCTGTCTTACGGAACGGTGCGGGATAACACCTTCTACCCCGTGGCCTATTGGGTGACCGCACACAGCTACCTGGTGGGCGACTGGATCCAGGTGAACTATCTTGGCTACACCACCACCTACAAGTGTGCTGTGGCCCACACGTCTGCTGCAGCCTTCTCGACGGACTTCCTGGCGGGCAAGTGGACCCTCATGGACGCCTCCGGCTTGTCCGTCGAAGCTGATTCCCGGGTGACGATCAGCGGGAACAACAACATGGTTTCCAAGCTGGTCCCTGGGGGCGCCCACTACCCCTTGATTTCCTCCGGGACCACCCAGGTAGTTGATGGTTGGGGTGTTGAAAACCTCACGGCCAGCACCAACGTGGCCATGATCCGTGGGAACGGCGCAGCCTCTTGGCAGAACATCTTCATCGCTCCCAGATCCGGCCTGGTCACCGGCATCATCCTGAAGTCCAACACTCCCCGGACTGCGGGCACGGCCACAGCTACGCTCATCGTCAATGGTGTTTCGAAGTCGGGCATCCAGGCCATCCTGGATGGAACCAACACCACCATCTGCGCCCACCGCTATCCCCCCGAGGGTGGCGTATGGATCGACGCTGGGGACGAAATCAAAATCGGCATCATAACTGATTCGGCCTGGCTCCCCGCCACCGCAGACGTGACGGCCTCCCTTGAGATGCTGTTCTGATGACCATCATCCGGGATGAATACGGGCACATCATCGGCATCATTGAGTCGGACGAGGACGGGGTTGTGGAGGTCCACCCGTGAGGGCTTGTGCAGCAGCTGTGCAAGTGCCCCTGAAAACAGGCGGCAAAAAGGCGGAAAATAACGAATAAAACAATCCGAAGCGTTAATAGCAAAAACCCCCGAAACCTAATGGTGACGGGGGTTTTCTCTTGGCTCCGGAGGAGGGATTTGAACCCCCGACCTAGTGATTAACAGTCACGTTTGGTAAGTGTGCAGGCTCAACAGTGGTGCGGGTTGGCGGCGGTTCCATTTTCGCTTGTGCAGCAGCCGTGCATCAAGCCCATAGATCCCGCTGGCGTTTCTTTTTGTCCTCCAGGTTGGTCTCCTGGTAGAGCAGGGTCGTGGTCGGCTTGGCGTGGCCCATCATCTCCTGGACCTCCTTCAGGGGTGTCTTGGCCCGCAGGTGCAGCGTGGCGAAGGTGGCCCGCAGCCGGTGCATACCCAGGCCCTTGACCTCGGAACGCTTGAGCGCCTGGCGGAGCCACCCCTGGGAGTGGGGCTTCCCCTTTCGGCCAGGGAACATCAGCCCCAAGCGGGGGAGCTGCGCGGGGCCGAGCTGCTGCGCGGCCAGCATCTGGAGCAGGGCCACCCGGGCGACCTCAGCTAGGGGGATGACCCGGATCAGCTTGGACTTGGTGCGGCCCTGGATGACGAGCGCCCCATCCTGGAGCCACTCCCAGCGGGCCTGGAGCAGCTCGGCCTCCCGAAGTCCACAGGTCATGCAGAGGGCGAGGGCCGCTCGGATCTGCGGGTTGGTCGCGCTTTCGCATACCTTGTCCAGCAGGGTCAGGTCTGCCACGGGGCGCTGCCTCTCCTGGACCTTGATGGGGGAGACCTTGAACGGCATGACCCGGATCAGGCCCTCGGCCAGTGCCCAGCGGGTCCAGAGCTTGAGGTAGCGGAGCACCAGGTTGGTGGAGGCGGGGCTGTGGTCGGCCAGATAGTCTGCCATCCAGCCCTGCACCTCGGAGGTGGTGATCCGGTCCAGGGGTAGCTTCACCAGCTTCCCCAGGGAGGTCCGGGCCTTGCCCGCTGCGGTCAGATGCCAGGTGCTGACCAGGCGGCCCCGGGTCTCAGTCCAGCCGTCGATGGCCTCACCCAGGCTGGGGGCCTTGCCTTGCCCTATCCCCATGAGGATGGCCTGGCGGCGGGCCTCCTCTAGCACGAGCTTGGCCGTGGGAAGGTCTGTGGCCTCGGTGCTGCCGCTGAAGTCCCGACCACCGGCATTGAAGCGGTAGTGCCAGATCCCGGCCTTGCCGCGCTTGGTCAACCACCTAGGCACTGGCCCGCCTCCTGGACTGCCTGACAATCTTATCCCTGACCGCAAGGGTCAAGGGGTTGGCCTCGCGGGTGCTGATGATCCAGGCCCACACTTGGTCCTGGTCGAAGCGGGGCTTAGTGATCCAGGGGAGCTGGACCGTGGGCATGCCAGCCTGGATGCAGTGGTGGATGGTGCTGGGGGAGATCCTGAGGCCCTGGCTCCGAAGCCAGGCGCACAGGGCCTGCTGGGTGAGGATCATGGGGTGGTGCTCCTGGACAAGATCAATTAGCGAGGTCGGTCGGGTTGAAAAGCAGTTCGTGGGATGCCTCTACGGATGGCTTGATGCAATGGCGGCTGAACCAGATGCGCTCTTTGCTGGCGTTATCGCGGCCCCTGGTTTCACCCCGGGAACCGTAACCG